CATTTTCATCCATAGAGTAAAATGTCTTTCTATAAATTGGTTCTCCATGTGCACAACAAACTATACCAGTACTACCTGCCATTTTTAGATCTCTATCAGGATCATTAGTATTAAATGGTTCAGTTTGTTCTCTTACAACAATATTTCCAGGAAGAGATTCTTTATTTTCTAGATTTAAAGCTTGTAAATCATCTACAGTACCATGTATTAAAGTACTTAATTGTTTATTGTTTACCCAGCCTTGTGTGTTGAATAAAACTTTATTTTGAGTTAATCTAACATGTCCAAATTCTGGATTAGTTTTAGATACTCTAATTACGCTACCTTGCTCATCTCGAGCAATAGTAACTCTTGCATTGTTTTCTGCCATTTGTAAAATTATTATTGGTTATTAAATAAATTGATTATGTATCATCACGATGAAAATATTCATCATTTATGATATCATCTTTGGGTATTTCATCAATACCAGGTTCATACTCTTGTGGAATCTCAGGTTTTTCTATTTTATCCTTTAAAGATTTCTCAAGAGCTGATTTGTAAAATGGATTCTTTACTTCTGAACTATATGAGTTATCTAATCCATTCAAATCTCTTAGCTCATCATCTGTTAAATCCAGATATTGTTCTAAGGTCATTTCTATTATACGGCCATTTGGAAGTTGATAAATCATAGCACAAAAGTATACTATTTTATCTATTTATACTAGTCAAATAGTCTGACCAGTTAATAAATAAAGTAGATATATAGCTATGATAGTTTAATTATTTTACCGTTTCTCTGTAAATAGCCTTTATTTTTTAATTCTTTAAGTTTTCTATCAACAGTTCTTGTACTAACATCACATAAATCAGCAATAGTTGCTATTGATGGATAACAAGTTCTATTTGAATTGCAATAAGTACATATGACTGCATATATACCTTTTGCTTGTAATGATAGTTCAGGATCTGTAACAACATCACTGTTTACTATTCCAAATCTTTTCATATCATATAATTTAGTACACTCACTAGGACTTGAACCTAGAACCTACAGCTTAGAAGGCTGTTGCTCTATCCAGTTGAGCTATGAGTGCATAAAAGATTAAGAAGGGACAGTAGCTATAATGTCCCTCCTTAATCACCCACTCAAACAAACAGTCCTCACAACTGTTTCTTTAAACAATACTATATTATGGTATTGTTTGTGCGTCATTAGTGTCGTTATTCACTCATTTCCATTTCTACATCAGCTTTTTTATCCCATAGTTCTACATCATCTTGTGTAATAGTACTAGTAGGTTTAGAAAACTTTTCTTTAGTATATTCATTATACTTTTTTATTCTTTCAACTCTCTCTGATCTTCTTTCTATTTCTGCATTTTTCTTTGCTTCAATCCATTCAGCTGTTTGAATTTGTTGAAATAAATATAATATTACAGTAATTGTGAAACCTACATTTGTTGTGTATATTTCAAGTGCAGATATAGGTGCAATTACTGATGTAATAGTAAATATTATCATAGTTGTTACAAATGTAGCACCTACAGGTAGGATAAACATTAACATCATTGACAATGGATTGTTGGTATTAAATATTCTTTTCATGATTTTTGTGTTTGTTTTTACGGTTATACTTTTTTTTATTACTCTGAACAGTATGTTTATGAGACTTCATCATATCACTATGAGTATTTCTCCTTGCATTTTTACTTGCAATATCCCTTATTAACTTTAACTGTTCATCAGTTAATAGGTTTTTCATCTTGTTTGCCATGGTATTTCATTTAAGTGATTAAAATAATAGTACAGTGAGTGATGAGCAAACTACTCTCACAATGATGACTCTTGGGTTCCCCCTTTGTATTCATTAACCCTATGCAGGTGATTAACCTTTATACTTATTATATTCTTAATGTTGATTAGACACCAAGATTATAACATTGTATAGTTCTGTGAAGAACTTCATAAGTTGTCAGGACTTTGAGATGGCCCTATAACATTAATGATTTCAAGATAAGTTAATTATCTTGGTTATCATCATACCCCAATTTATACACTACATACGATAATACAATCATTTGATTATACTATCACCCATCATAGGCTAATTGGATGCACTAACCCTCTTGAGAAAGTTTATTGTGCGACACTCAGGATACTGTGGTAGCTAGCCGTTGTATCCTTTGTACTATATTATATCTCTACTAAGACAATGTTGATGCCGACTTTCTATCTATCAGCACTTGTGTGTTCGAGTGGTATTCTATTAGAACAGAAGAAAGGGTAAGGTTGATCCTCTAAAGCTTAAGGAATCAACTTTATTTAAAGCTTTATTTTCACTTACCACTTATATCTTCTTAAGTTGCGGTTACTCTCTTCTTCCTATAGAGAGAGAACAATAACATAATATAACTAGTATATCTCAATACATCTCCTGTATAGAACATCTAGACTTGCTCACAGTTGTTCTTCTTTTAAGGGAATTGCCCTAGACTATGCTAGTATGATCATCATAAGATGTCATCACCCGTTGAACTATAGCTATATTATATATTATGGTGTGAACCATTATACTTGGTGGCTTAAAGTGGTAATATGTGGTAAATGAGATGTCCCATACACACTTTAATGCACACATTATTTATTTTTGGAGCAGAAAATAAAAAATAAGTGGCCTTACTATTCATTTTGCTCTGAATATCCCACAGACTGCTTACATCATCCGCTATTACCTGGTGATTTGTCACAGTCTTGTTGAGTGGGTTGTTATTATTAATACTTTGTTAATTAACACTGACTTGTCCGTTTATCCATGACCAAGAAAAGGAAGGCTATTTAGCCTTTCCTTTACTTTCAGTACTGATGTACTTTGGGTCAAGTTCTACGTAGAACAATCCAGTAGGAATTCCGTTAGGAAATTCTTTGGATTTTTCTTCAAGTAGAACTGGAACATTTGACAAACGAAGATGAGGAATAAGGGTGTCCTTTGGTAAGGCCTTATACTCTTCAAGTTTGTCTGTTGAAGGAATGAAGACACCAAATTTTATATTTGTTTGTCTTCTGATGTATTCAACAGTTCCATCAGGATGAGTGAATTTATCAAATTCAATTAATCCAGTCTTAAGGATTAAACACTTTGTTTTATTCTTATGAGTATACATTTGTTTGTTTAGTGGTAAGTAACACTACCTATTAGTTAACATTGGGGGGACTATCCCCACCAAAAATCCACCGGGGAGCAGAACAGTAAAACCCTCTCAGAATGTTAAACACATAACTTTTGGATTACCGGGGGACTTTTTGTATATTATATAGTACGGGGGATCCTTTACAGAAAGGCCCCAAATGGAAAATTAAAATTTTATAGTATGCCTTATAACTTACATAAATCAGGAAAAAAGTTTAGAAGTAGAAATGGCTTAGTTAGATATGGCCGTGGTGGCAGACGTAGATTACCTAAAGCAAGCAGAGGTCAATTTCGTGATGATATTTACGGAGATCCAAATTTAACCTCAGCTGCTGGTAATATAGATGCTGCTGGATATAACGTAGATGCTGGTCTTTCTCATTGGGAAAGCACGGGGGATCTATATGGCTCGTTTACAGCGGCAGGTTATGATCTAGGTAATCAAGCAGGTGCTCCTAATGCAAGTAGAAATAATACTAGCGCTTATGCTAGCTCTGGATATAACAGCGGTGATAGATGGAAAAACAAATATATAGAAGAGCAAAGAAGAAAGAACCAAAAACATATGAATAAGAAAATGCTTATGAATAGAAGAAATAACGCAAAGAATCGTAAGATAATTCAAAGGTCAGAGGGTATGGCTGGTATAAGTAGTAGGTTTCATAGAGTATAAATCTTTTAAACTTAAAAAAATGTCAAAAGAAAACGAAGATCACAAAGATCCTGAAATGTCCATAGAAGAAAAGATGGAATATGAAAACTATATAGTTGAACAAGCGTTTGAAAACTCGTATCAAGTTTTAACTAAGAAATCTACATTTGAAGATTTATTAGACCAAAGAGAAAAATATGGAGTAAAAGCTATAATGATATATAATCCAGAAGAAGATCCAGAAGAAGATGTATATGATGATATAATACATTATTATGAAGATTTAGAAGAATATGAAAGATGTGCAGAGCTTTTAAGTATTAAACAAAAAGTATTTGAAGATGTATAGTTACAATGCAAAATGCGTAAGAGTAGTAGATGGTGATACTATTGACGCAGAAATAGATCTTGGCTTTGATGTTAAGATTAAAAAAAGAATTAGACTAGCTGGTATCAATGCACCAGAATCTAGAACTAGAAACAAAGTTGAAAAGAAATTAGGTTTAGCTGCAAAAGAAAGATTAATTGAAATGATGGAAGGAGCTGCTAACTATTTTGAATTAGAATCACAAGAACTTGGAAAATACGGCAGAGTTCTTGGTAGATTACATATAGATAAAATAGCCGGTAAAGATGTAATAACTAAAGTTTGTGTAAATGACTGTCTCGTAAAAGAAGGTCATGCCGTAGAATATAATGGTGGCAAACGCTAAATAAATAACTATGAAACAAAAGGAAACTAGAACAGATGAATTTTCTTTAAATAGAGTAATTGTTAATGAAGACAATTTTAATGAAACAACTGAATTTATATTCAAATCTATGGAAAGAGCTAGAGGTGTTTCAGGACAGGGTAGTTTTTTAGTAGATGCTTGGGAAGAAGGTCAACCAGATCAAGTAAGAGTAACATTAGCTTTAGTAAGAGCATTATTTGCTGAAAAACTTAGAGATATATCTATTTTAGTTGAAGGACAAAATAGATTAGATTTAGGTAATTGTAAATGTACTCACCCTAGAGGAACAGGAATATGTATATTAGGTGCATGTATATTTGGAAGTGTAGGGGTAGGTAAAGGAGAAATAAGTATAACGTTTAACATATAAAAATAATTATTATGCCAGGATATATGAAAAAAGCCGGAATGAAATACGGTATGGGTGGTTCCATGAAAAAATATAAAAATAAAAAAGGAAGAGAAGTTCCAGGAATGTACTATGGTGCAGGTGGTGAAAAAGGCGGTGGAGGCGGCAAAGGAAAAGGTGGATCAGGAGGAAAAACTGGAGGATCATCAAGTGGCGCTACACAAAATGCATTTGGTGATTTTGGATCTTTAGCTAGTATATTAAATTTGCAAAAAAAAGAAAGTTCAAAGAAAAGAGCTTATACAGGTAAAGCAAGTAAAGATACAAAAAACAAAAAAAGAAAAAAGAAAAAATAATGAACATATTTAAAGATAGTAATGATTGGAATGAAAAAGCAATAATTGGTTTTGCAGCATTTATAATCATGTGTATAATAATGATAGCTGATTTAGCAACTGGCTGGTATGGCTATGATTTAGTTATCAATGAATTTGTATATGACTCATTTGTTTGGGTTGTTCTTGGCTGCTTTGGTATAAGTGGTATGGAGAAGTTCGCTAAAAAATAAATATGAATAAAGACAAAACACCTCCAAAAGGAGCTGTTAGATTTTCTTTAAGTTTATCACCTGAACAAAAAAAGGCAAAAACTGAAATACTAAAGCATCCTTTTAATTTTATAGTAGGTAAAGCAGGATCTGGTAAAACTTTATTATCAGTACAAACTGCTTTAGATATGTTTTTTAAACGTCAAGTTGATAAAATAATAATAACTAGACCAACTATTTCTACAGAAGACAATGGATTTCTTCCAGGATCTGAAAGAGAAAAGATGGAACCATGGCTAGTTCCTATTAGATCTAATATGCGTAAAGTATACAACAAGCCACCTATCCTAGAAAAAATGGAAAAAGAAGAAAAAATTGAGTTAGTATCTCTAGCTCATTTTAGAGGACGTACATTTGATAACGCAATAGTAATAGTAGATGAGTTCCAAAACTTAACTAGACCACAACTAGCAATGGCTATAGGTAGATTAGGTAAAGATTCTAAAATGATATTCTGTGGAGATTCATATCAAATAGACCTTAAAGATAAAAATCACTCAGCATATCATGATATGGCTAAAATAATTGAATCAAATTATGTATATAAAGCAGTACTTGAAGATAATCATAGACATGATGCAATAAATAACTTATTAGAGTTACTTAACGGTTATCATTAAAAAAAATTCCTTAAACTTTTTTTATTTAAACTTTTTATATATATTTGCCTATTATTAATATTAAAAATTTTAAAATCATGGCAGAAGAAACTGTAAATCCAGCTGATCTTTCAAAAGAAGAATTAGTTGAAAGAAGAAAAGAAATTAAAGAATACTATGAAGATAATATTCCATCTCTTAAAGTTCAATTAGAATATGAATCTCTTTTAAGAGATATTGAAAAAGCTCGTGCTGAAAGATTACAAGCTCAAATGTTTGTTGCACAAACAATGGCAGGACCACAATCAAAAGAAGGTAGTGATATGCCACCAGCTCCAAAAGATGCAAGAGCACAAGGAGCATTAGCAGCAGAACAAATGAAAGCTGAAATGAAAATGAAAGCTGAAGCAGCTATCAATACTGATAAAAAAAGAACTTTGAAAAAAGCTAAGTAATGAGGTATACTAGAGATCAAATAGAAGAGTCTATGAAACAATTAGATTATATGTACTTTAAAAGTGGAGACTATAATTTAAATATTATTGGTATTAGAAATGCTTCATCAGAAGGTAAAGTTACTAATAGATTTGATGATAAAATGACTCTTTCTTATATGGAAAAAGGTATATGGAAATTTCATATGTTTGATTGTACAACAGATCCAGGAGCACATTGGGTTGAAAATATATTATCAGACAAAGGAGTTGCAATACTTAAACCAGGTCAATATAGAGGAAGTCATATTATTAGAAAACATCAAAATAGATATGAAGCTTTAGGGCAACATAAACCTATGAAAGTGTATAGAGATAATAATAGAGATAGTAATTATGATCTTGATGAAAAAACTATTGAAGAAGGTATCTTTGGTATTAATATTCATAGAGCAACTAAATATGCAGGTAAAAAATCTACTCAAATAGATAAATGGTCTGCTGGTTGTCAAGTAATAGCTTCTAATGATGATTGGAATTTATTCATGAATATTTGCAGAAAAGGAAGAAAGAAATGGGGCAATAGTTTTACTTATACTTTGCTAAATAGCAATCAAATTGTTACATCATGGCTGTAGTTAATAAAGTAGATAAAAGAATAAAAATGAGTAAGGATGAAGTAATTAAATACCAAATCCTTACTCACTGCTTTATTAATAATATTCAAATTAGCTTATCTGATTTAAAATGTTTAGCTATACTAGCAAAAATGGATTTTGTTGAACTTACTGAATTTTGTAATTTAATATCAACAGATGGTATTTTTAAAAGTGCTCAATCATGCAGAAATGCATTATCTAAATGTGAAAAAAAAGGGTTAATTGTCAAAGAAGGAAAAAATAAAAAAAATATAAAACTAAATTCTAATATGAATGTTCAAACTGAAGATACAATATTATTAGATTATAAAATATTAAGCATTGAAACCAAAGAATCCTAAAGATTTTTATTCAGATATTGCAGAAGAAACAGAAGTTCATAAAGATGTTGTTAATGATCTTGTTGCTTTTTTTTATTCTAAGTTTAGAAAAAATCTTTCAGAATTAAAGGCACCTAAAATAATTTTACCAGGATTAGGTACATTTGCAATAAGAAAAGGTAAACTAGAAAAAGCAATAAAAAGAAATAAAGACATTTTAGGAAATTTAGAAAAAATGACTTATAAAGGTTATGAAAAATTTGTTCCTGTTAAAAATAAAATAGAGGAAATGGAAAAAGCCTTAGAAATGATAAATGAAAACATAAACCAAAAAAAGAAATTTAAAGATGAGAATAAATAAAATTTTAAACGCTTTAGGTAATGTTACTAAAATTGCAGAAGGTATTAAAAATAAAATATTTAAATCAGAAGAAGTTGAAGAAATTGCTGAAATGAGATGGAAAAAATGTAAGCAATGTATTTTTCTAGATGAAAAAGGTACATCATGCGCAGTTCCAAAGAGTGCTCCTTGTTGTTCAGAGTGCGGATGTAGTTTAGCATTAAAAATGAGATCATTATCTTCTTCTTGTCCTAAAGGACATTGGCAAGCAGTTATGTCAAAAAAACTTGAAAATAGATTAGTTAATCAATTTATTGAAGAAGATAGAGCAAAATACATAGAAGTTTTGAAAAAAAAGAAAGAGGAATATATAAAAAAGAAAAAAAATGACAGTAATATTTAAAGAAGACGGTCATATATATGAAAGTCTAAACGAAGACTTAACCATTGATAATATTAAATGGACTAGTGTAACTAGCTTTGTTGGTTTATTTAAACCTAAATTTGATGCAGAAGGTCAAGCAAAAAAGTCATCTAAAAATAAAAGATCTAAATGGTATGGTATGACACAAAAAGAAATTCTAGCAGCATGGAATGGAGAATCTGAAAGAGCTATTGAATTAGGAAATTGGTATCATAATCAAAGAGAAGAGAATCTTTGTGAATTTAGTACAATAGAAAGAGAGGGTGTAGAAGTTCCTATAGTAAGACCTATAGTAGATGGGAGTGGTACAAAAATTGCACCTGATCAGAAATTAGATAATGGTGTATACCCAGAACATTTTGTTTATCTTAAGTCTTTAGGCATATGCGGACAAGCAGATCTTGTAACAATAGTTAATGGTAAAATTAATATTATTGATTATAAAACTAATAAAGAAATAAAAGAAAAAGGTTTTAAAAATTGGGAAGGTATTACATCTAAAATGTATAATCCTGTAAGTCATTTAGATGATTGCAATTTAAAACATTATAACTTACAATTAAGTTTATATGCGTATATTATTAAAAAGCATAACCCTAAACTTAAAGTAGGTGATTTACAAATACAACATGTCACGTTTGAAAAAGAAAGTGAAAATGAATTTGGTTATCCAATAACAAAATATAATGATCAAGGAGAACCAATAATAAAAGATATTAAGATATATAATTTACCATATCTTAAAACTGAAGTACAAAGTATAATAAAATGGTTAAAAGATAATCCGCAATGCTAATAAAATTATTTGACATACAAAACAATAAAGTTGTTCCAACAGAACATTGTTATACATTAAAGTCTTTAAAGACTATTATGGATAAATATCCAGATACATATTTGTCTGTTTATCAATATATATTTTACATGACATGTCCAGATCCAGATATGAATCCTTTTTTTAATCTTCCAGAACATGAAAAAGAAGATCTTGTAATAGAAGAAGTTGGTTTAGAAGAATCATCTGAAGATGGTGCAATAAGACAAGCTTTAGATATGTGTAAAGAAATGTATCAAACACCAACATATAGAGCATATAAAGGAATTAAAACAATGTTAGATAGATTAGCAAGATATATGGAGACTACATCTATTGAACATGGAAGAGATGGTAATTTAACTTCATTAGTAAATACTGCTGCTAAGTTTGATCAAATAAGACAATCATTCAAAGGAGCATATAATGATATGAAAGATGAACAAAAAAGCTCTGTCCGTGGTGGACAAGGATTAGCTTATGATCAATTATAAATTTTAAAACTAATTAATATGGCAGCAATAAGACCAGTAGGAGATAGAATCCTAGTAAAACAACATAAAGCAGAAGAAACTTATGGTGATACAAATATTTATGTCCCTGATTCACATAAAGAAAAAGAAGATAGAGGAACAGTAGTATCAGTAGGTAATGATGTTAAAGGTATATTTGAAGGGGAAATTGTACTCTTTAATCAATTTATTCAACCTGTAAAAGTATCTCATATGGATGAAGATCATATTCTTTTAAGAGAACAAGATATATGGGCAATACAGGATGTATAAAACTATTCCAACATATAAAAAAGGAAAGTGGGAAACTACAAATTTTGAAACAGTAGATGATTTTAAAAAATTTTTAGTTATACTATTTAAAGAACCAGGGCAGTATCAATTTGATGAGACTGCCTTGTTATTTAATAAAGAAGCTAATAGATTTAATAAAAATGGATTTTATTGTGATAAACCTTTTAGATCTAAAGATTTTAATACATATTGGGAAGATCAAAAAAAGAAATGTAGAGATGGAGTTATATATATAGGTAAAAGTAGTACTTGGTATTTGACTAGAGATTATTATATGTGGTTAAACTTTTTACCAATTTTTGACAAAGAAGAAAAGAAATATGGATTTGCTAAAATTAGAGATGCTCAATATCATATGGCTTTATATGAACTATTAGCAGAAGTACATCACAAACATGTAGCTATTCTTAAGAAAAGACAGATAGCTTCTTCTTATTTTCACATGGGTAAAATTATAAATCAATTTTGGTTTGAAGAAGGATCTATATGTAAGATAGGTGCATCACTTAAAGATTATATTAATGATAAAGGTTCTTGGAAATTTTTAGATGAATATAAAACATTTCTAAATGAACATACAGCATGGTATAGACCTTGTACTCCAGAAAAGGTTTTATTATGGGAACAGAAAATTGAAGTTAGAATAAATAATAGAAAAACTAATAAAGGTTTAATGTCTAAAATACAAGGTGCATCTTTTGAAAAAAATCCAACAACAGGTGTTGGTGGACCTTGTACTTATTTCTTTCACGAAGAAGCTGGTATTGCTTCTAAAATGGATCAAACTTATGAATATATTAGACCAGCAATGACATCTGGTATGATGACTACAGGTATGTTTATTGCTGCTGGTTCAGTGGGTGATCTTGATCAATGTAATCCATTAAAAGAATTTATACTAAACCCAGAAGCAAATGATATATATGCAGTAGAAACTGATCTTATGGATGAAAAAGGAGGATTTGGTATAGCAGGATTATTTATTCCAGAACAATGGTCAATGCCTCCATTCATTGATAAATATGGTAATTCACTAATTCAAGAAGCTTTAGAATCAATAATTCAAGAAAGAGCAGAATGGCAAAAAAAACTAGCTCCGGAACAATATCAATTACGTATATCACAAAAACCAATTAATATTGCAGAAGCTTTTGCATATAGAAAAGAAGCTGTATTTCCACAAGGAATTCTTAAAAAGCAATTAAAGAAAATAGAAGATAAAGAATATTCATATGAATTTATAAAACTTGAAAGAGATCAAGATGGGATACAAGCTACTAGAACAAATAAACTTCCTATATCAACATTTCCAGTAAAAAAGAAAATGGAAGATAAAACAGGATCATTAGTAGTATGGGAAAGACCAGTTAAGAATCCTAAATTTATGATGTATTATGCTTCTATTGACCCTGTATCAGAAGGTAAAACAACCACATCAGATTCTCTATGTAGTATATTTGTTTATAAAAATGCTGTAGAGATTACTAGAGATACACTAGATGGACCGGAAAGATTTGTAGAAAGAGATAAAATTGTAGCATCATGGTGTGGAAGATATGATGATATAAATAAAACACATGAGCAACTTGAGTTAATTATTGAATGGTATAAAGCATGGACACTTGTAGAAAATAATATATCATTATTTATACAACATATGATAGCTAGAAAAAAACAAAAGTATTTAGTACCAAAACAACAAATAGTATTCTTAAAAGACCTTGGATCTAATAATAATGTATTTCAAGAATACGGTTGGAAAAATACAGGAACATTATTTAAAAGCCATTTAATATCTTATGCAATAGAATGGATAAGAGAAGTCATAGATGAAGATTTAGATGTTAACGGAGAAGTAATAAAACAAACATTAGGAGTAGAAAGAATTCCTGATAAAATGTTATTAACAGAAATGCTTGAATACTTTCCTGGACTCAATGTGGATAGACTTGTAGCATTTTCTGCATTAATAGCATTTGCAAAGCTACAACAAGCTAATAGAGGGTATTTAAAGCACAAAGAGAAGGATAAGTCAGCAGATAGCTTGGAAAAGTCTAAAAATTTGTATAAATTATCTAGTAACCCCTTTAAAAATTTAGGAAGAGGTAAACGCACTTTGGGAGGTAAAAAATTTAGAAAATCACCATTTAAAAATATAAAATAATGTGGACATCTTCAATGACAACAACTAATACAAATTGGGAAACTAATTCTACTTTTGGTAAACTTATCATTTCTTATTACATAAATAAATCTAAATAATATGAGAGTACTTAATGCCTTACAATTAAAGAAGGGAGCAAAAGCTGATACCAATGGTTATCCCACTGGTTTAAGTCTTACACAACCTATTCAATTTTTATCTGTTAAGAAAAAAGATGATGATTGGGCAGCTTGGAATTTAGACTGGTTAGAAAATCAGGGTATGGATCAATTAAGAAGAAATTCTCGTAAGATTTTAAAAAATTATAAATTAGCAAAAGGTATTATAGATAAAACTGATTATGTTGTAGAACCTGATAATGAATATAGAGATGTTATGGACGTCTTGACAGAAGAAGATACTACAGCATTAGAATTAAAATTTTATCCAATTATTCCAAATGTAGTAAATGTTCTTACTGGAGAGTTTTCTAAAAGGTTTTCAAGAGTTCAATTTAGAGCAGTAGATGATCTATCATATAATGAAATGATGGAAGCTAAAAGATCATTAGTTGAAGAAAATTTATTAACAGATGCTAAAATAAAAATATCTCAAGAATTAGTTAAGTTAGGAGTTGATCTAAACACTGAAGAAGCACAACAAG